GGAACGATTCGAAACTAAATCCTGCGGAGGATGCGTTAAAGTTTGTAATTACTTTTGTCAATGTTTTATAAAAAACAAGATATGAAATTGCCTGAACAATTCTCTTAGTGCGGTCTTCACCTGCTTGTTCAGAAATTAGTCCCGCGCCGGAGGTGTAGAATTGAGACACGCTGGCGATCTTCTCTGCAAGATCATTTCCCTTAACGTTCTTTAAATATCCTTCTAAAAGCTGGCGTTGCTCGCCTTTAATTTCTGAGCCCCCTTCGGGCGTGCTTACATCTGACCAGCCAATCTCAGATACTTCAATGTCAGGAATCATCTTTAAGATCATTTCCAATGCGGCATCGTCGCTCTGGTTTGCTATCGATGCGGGTACGGCGGCTTCTTCGGAGAGACTCGGTGCTGCTTCGAACACCTCTTCTACCATTTCCATTAACATCTTAAGATCTAGTTCGCCGATCTGCTTGATGTATTCTTCTTGTAGGATATCACTTAGTGTAGACATTCAAAAAACCTCAAATAATTATGTCAGCTATACCTAATTTTACAGCTTCTTCTGCTGATAAATAGACGTTAACTTTGCGTTCAAGCATATTTTTAATTTCTTGCTTGCTCATGCTCGTTTCATCAGAAAGTGCATTGATGTAATCTTCCTGAGTTTGTTGTAATGCCTCAAGCTCATTAACCAAGTTTGGTAACGAGCCATGGCTACCGGCCATAGCTGAGTGTATCATCACTCGGCAATATTTTCCTATCTTTCGTTTGCCCTTTGTACCAGACGCCAAAAGAAGGACACCGGCAGACATTACCTTGCCCATTCCAATAGTGTGAATCTCGGTAGTGGGCAGTATCTGGCGCATTACATCATACAGTGCAAACATATCGTCAGCCGATCCTCCATAGGTGGAAAGGTAAAACTCTATCGGAAGTGACTCTTCCTTATGTTTATTGGATTCGTGGAGGTAGAGCAGCGCATGTACCAATTCGGCTACTTTGTCTTCTGCTACATCAGAAAATAATCCAATTACTCGTAATTCAGGTTCGGGATCCCCCCCGTCCATGATAACTACACGTGGCTGCTGAGCTTCTGGCTCGGCCATCTCTTGTTCTAAGGTCGTTAAAAATTCATTAACCTTTTCTTTTATCTTGTCAATCATTTATTTCTCCCAAAATTTAAAAATAATATCTTTATGTGTGTCCGCGTATTGAGAAGCTTCTTCCCAATTCTCAAACTCCATCATCCTTTGAAAAAATTCTGGGTGAAGGTCTATCAACAGATCTATTGATCTTGTTTTAAGTTTTGCTACCTCTTCTTCATGACGGATCTCAAACGTACTGATGGCCGCGGACCCTTTCTCAGTACGGAGCATGTGTTCTAAGACTATTCCGCGGGCGAAGGACATATGCTCAAGCGCCTTCATCGTGCTGGATAAATATATAAGGTGAGTTGCACGTAACAAGATTAAACTTAATCTCGTGCTTTTAAGAAAATAAAATGTCTGACAGGTTACATACCCGAATACAAACAGCAGCCCATACAATACCCAATTCATGTCTCTCCATATAAATAACCACCGGCGTTTACCGGTGGTTAAATTATAACTTATAGTAAACTAAGTGTCAAGTTACTTTGTTAATCTCTTAAGGATTCGCTCAGCTAAATGGTCAACCATTTTTGACTTATCATTTTCCTTCTGAAGTCTCGCAGCCACACGACGTGCAACCTCGTTAACGATATCTTCTTGGCTTTTGCCTTCGTACATATCGCGCATACCAGGAAGCTCTTCTTCTTCGGCGGATGCGGTAACGTCAAGCTCTTCTGGTCCAGCTTCGACGTCCATTTCCATGTCCATCTCGCCGCCTTCCATGTCGTCTTCAGCGCCAAGTTCATCGTCCATCTCAGTCGAGACTGGCTCGCCTAATACGTCTTCAAGAGCTGACTCAAGTGCGGCCATGAAATCATCGACAGCCACCATACCGGCGGCGCCTTCAGCAGCAGGCTCTTCCATATCGGCGCCCATTTCCATATCCGCTTCCATCTCATCGTTGGCAGCTTCTTCGTCGCCTTCAAGACTATCATCAGCCAAATCATCGGCTGCATAATCCTCAAGCTCGCCAGGGGGAGCCATTTCTTCTCCAAGGTCATTATAACCAAATTCTGAAAGCTTAGTTTGCCCAATAGGGGTCAAGTTAGCAAGCTTCATAAATTGGCGAAGCTCATTCTCTGTTAGTAAAGTTTTACGAGCCATTATATAATTCTCCTTTGAATATTCCTTAAACTCATGTATAAATAGTGTTTCTTTTTGTTAAAACCCTGTGAGGGTTCATTATTCTCTAACGCCTTCGCGTTTTCTAATCTTCTTTAGGGCATCTGATTCAATTTGTTTTACTCTTGCGAAAGATATATGTAGTCTTTCTCCTATCTCTCTGAGTGTCATGCATCCATTTTCGTGGACCGAAATTAAACAACAGTTATACTCATCAGGAAAGTCAATCCACATCCTGCATTCTTTATCTGGGCACTCTTTCTTAGTATCCATGCAAATACGAGAGCAGGCTCTTAGTCCATCTTTCATAACTCTGGGTGCTCCTCTGCGATGAGGTCGAAGATGTCACTTACATCATCACTCGATAGTCCCATACTTTTTTTCATTTCCTGGCCAGTTGAGCGAAGTTTTCGGGATTTTGCCACCTTTTTCTGTGACTCTCCGGACACCTCCTCAATATAGGATTGGATACGTTCGTCCTGCTCAATATAACCAGTCATAAGCGAACGAAAAAATTGTGATTGTTTGAGATTGTCGTGCTTCAGCCTCACTAGAAGCTGCGCGTGGCGATGGTCGGTCTCTGTGAACACGATCCTCTTAGTTAGCTTTCCATAGTCTATTTCACTCACTACCAATTCCTTCCCATGATGTGGGTGCGGCTTTCGGATAGCCCAGACGATGTTTGTGAAACAAACTGTGCGTTGCTGTGCAGTTCGGATAATGTTCGGGCTCCTGAATATGAGAAGCCCGATCTAATACCTCGCTCTATGTCTTCTAAGATAGCCTCGACAGGTCCACGATAAGGAACCCTTGTGGCTACACCTTCAAAAGAAGAATACCTGCCTCTCCAGTCCATTTGAGCTTCCTTACTTGCCATGCCGCGGTATACTTTCCATTTATTGCCATCAGAATCTTGGAGCATGTTGCCTGGGGTCTCGTCTGTCCCAGCTAGCATGGAGCCAACCATTACTGCATCGGCGCCGGCGGCCAGAGCCTTAACTATATCTCCAGAGTTCTTAATTCCTCCATCAGCAATAATAGTCACATCACGGTCAGTCTTGGCACACTCAAAAATCGTTTCTAGTCCGGGCATGCCGTGTCCAGTTTGTATTCTGGTAGAGCATATGGAGCCACCGCCGATATTACAGCGAACAGAGTTCGCTCCCCAGTCTGCTAAGTCGTTGATACCCTGCAGAGTGGCTACATTTCCTGCCATAATGTGTATATCGTCTCCGAGGGCGGTCCGTAGAGTCTGGAGAGCCTCTCTCATTAGAATATGGTGTCCATGAGCCACATCAACGCATATGAAACTAGCGCCGATGGCCCGCATAACAGAAGCACGATTCAGAAAGTCTCCACTAATGCCGACTGCAGCTCCTACGTGAGCACCTTCCGATAGCTCCTCCAACGCACTTGAGACCATTACTGTTTGTTGTTCAATCGTATTATAGCGATGGACCACTGAACATGCGCCGGATTTGGCTAAGCTAACAGCCATGTCCTTCTCAGAAATTGTATCCATTGGTGAAGAAAGCAGCGGAAGCCCCAAGGTTAAGCCGTTCCCAAGGTCTGTGTTTACTTCTATCTCGCTTCTGGATCTGATATCTGAATATTGTGGAACAAGCAGCACATCATCGTAAGCTAAAGAACGTTTCATTATCTTTCCCTTTCAATAAATTCAACAATATCAGAACTGCGATACCACGTTAGTTTATGTGGGTCATCCGGATCTTCCAAGATTCTAATTCTTGATGTCGGAATGCCCACCTTCATTAACGATAGTGTGGGTACGCCATTGAATCCTAGCGCCTTCTCAATCGAGGGATGGTCATCTATATTAAATGCAAAAAAGTGGATATCTGCGTACTCTTCCTTTTCTGCAATGGCTTGATAATACTCTTGCAGATTATGGCAAAGGTCACAAGTATTAGAGTAAAACTTGATTACACATGTTGCTGGTTCTCGGACTTTGCCGGCCATTATTTTATCCAGCGCTTGTTTCGATATTTTCTTTACTGACATTTTCTAAAGCCTCCTGTGTCTTTCTTATGCAGTGTGGGCAAAATAGCCTTACAACTTCTTGTTTGACTACAACACTCCATGATTGTATCATGTCTTTGTCCTTCTTGTCAAACGGCTCTTGACAAGCATCGCATGCTTGTGGTAATTTACCAAACTTAGCTACTTTGTCAGCAATGTCTTTGGACGCTTTCGCTCCAACACTCTTTTCCATAGCTCGTCGTTCGCGTCGATTCACTCTTCAGCTTCCTCTGCTGCCGCGGCGGTGTCGGCATGAACCCTTGCTACGCGATCAAATGTTTTCGACATTCCCTCAGTAATAACTACTGACTCTTCTTCGTCACCTTCTTCATCAGAGGGTGGTGGCAGCGGTGGAAGCGGGTATTGATTTGAAACCTCTACAAGCGCTGGTGCATGTTGCTGGAGAGTAATAAACGCTCCCTCTAACTGGGCGAGCCGAATAGAGTACTTTATAATGTTACCCGCAGTCTCATCTTGTGCCGGCTGCTTAGCTGCGTCTTTCATCAGCCCCATAACTTCGTTAATTTGTGCCTGCAGGTTGTATAGTGCAGCTGTTATTGTCTCATGTGTCACAATTATTTCTCCTTATCTGTTAATTGTACCAAAAATTTGCTGTCGGTTTGTGCCATCAAAGACAACAACAGCAGACGGAAACGGGGCAGAGTTTTGGCTGTCCCCAAATTTTAATCGACCCTTCACAAAGTATACCTCGTCTGCTTTCATGACATACTGGTGCCAATATTTAGTGTCTGTTCGTGCTGGAATTAGCAGGGTTACGCTTGTTTCTTCTTTGCGTGACTCTTCATAAGCTTTCTTGATCCACTTCTCGATGCCGCGGCCGTAGGGAGGGTTGATAAAAGAGTTAAACCCTTCCCAGCTCTTACTTAGACCATCTTCTGCTTCAGTGAAAAAGTTGGCGCACTTTGCATTAACTGGATTTGCGCAAGGATCAAGCGTAAAAATGCCAAATCTCCAATTTAGTTTGTCAAAAAAATCTTGAGGTGTCGCCCATTCACCAGTTTTTGATGAAAACATAACTACCTGTGTACTTTTATCCATCGGTGCTCCCAAGGGCGCCAGATCCTCTATTGCTAATGGTCATGGGGTGCATATAAATTTTCTCCTCGCTGGTTTCAATGGCTCTGAAGTGTACAACCGGAATCATCACTAACTGTGCTATTTTGTGTCCAGGCATAATAACTTGGACGCCGCTTCCCACATTGTGTAGGTTAATGAACACTTCCCCATCATATCCTGAATCGATGACGCAGGCTCCTACAATAAGGGAGCGCTTCGCAGCTACACTGCTTCTATTTTTTACCTCCAACATATACCCGTGAGGAACCCCAAACTTTAGACCGGTCTCTAAAATCTTGCTCTCGCCAGGATTAATAATGACTGTAGCCGAATCCTCCGGTGAGAAAAACACGTCCAAGCCAGCATCCGATGGGTTGGCTCTCTGAGGCTCCAACGCCCCAGAGTGAACCTTGGCATACTCAAGAA